TCTGGTAGTATCTAGCAAAGACGGGGGCTGCAGCCGATATGGCCACTGGCGCAGAACAAACTTTCCAGATTCCTCGTCTCCATATCACCGTCTCACATGAACAGTAGTATCATTGCGCATGGACCTCAAACGCCGGGCACGACCAAAGCCATGGATGGCCAAGTCCAAGGGCAGGAACAGCAGAGACGGGGATGGCAACCTCCAAACTCCCTTTCAGGGCGCTACTGCCCAGTCCAACCCCTTGTACAAGACGTCAGAGTGGCACGCTACCAGGGATGCCGTACTGCATCGCGATCCCCTGTGCGTATGGTGCCTGGCCTGCGGCATCGCCACGGAGGCCACCGACGCCGACCACATCGTACCGAGTTCCCATTTGGCGTCAAGAGCAGACTTCTTCGATCAGGAGAACATCGTCGGCAGTTGCCGGTCGTGCAATAGTCGCCGGGCCAGCTATGCGGCCAAGGGCAAAAACTTCGAAACCAAGGAGGAATGGGAGACGTTCCTCCGGCGTAAGCACTTTAGAAAAAATTCACGCACATGAGCATGCGCACACTACTGCAGGATGTCCGTTCCGCACTGACTAGCTACGACGATCTGACTGCACTTCTACCAGCATCCAAGATTACCTTTGCTCGCAGACCCCAACGCGACCAAATGCCAGGTATCACATTCTCTGTCGGCAACGTGGAATACGACGAGACAAAGCAAGACTACGCCGCAGCTACCACTTACCGTGTGGACATCACCATCTTTGGTGAATCAGCGGACCAATGCACTGAAATCCATGACGAGGTGAAGAACGCCATGCTGGCTGTCGACAACGATGAGTTCACCGTACGCATCTTTGACGAGCGATATTTCGTTGATGTAGACAACAACCACCAGGCTTACGTGTCTGCACAGTGGCAAAGGATGGAGTGATGAGTGAAACACTGGATCGTATGAGGATGGCCGTCCAGGAACTGGAAGGCAGCGACGAGGGCAACCGTGTCAAGGATGCCATAGACAAGATCGGCGCGAAGGATATGCAGCCCATCTTCCAATTGGACGAGGATGGCAATCGTCTATTCAATATCGTGGTGGACTACCTGAACGAAAGGGGGCTTATCGAATCCGTCGACGTGATCACAATCACCATGTTGGCCAAAAGCCTGGCCATCTACATAGCTGTTGCGCGCCACGTGCATGGCTACGGCGATGCGATCCAAGTTTACCCCAACGGCACTAGCAATGTGAGCGGAGCATTTACCGCTTTGTCCAAGGCACAGGACCAGGTATTGAAGCTTAGCGCCAAACTAGGCCTATCTCCGATGGATCGCACTCGCATCCTCGGTGCAGCAACCAACGCGCAAGCAGCGACAAGCAAGGCAAGCCAGGGCGATGCCATTGATGATTTGACATAATAAATGGCAAAAGTCGATGTGAAGTCCTTATCCAGAATGTGGGACTACGTCGATGACGTGGTGAACGACCGTATTGTGTGTGGTCGCTTCATCAAGCTTGCATGTGAACGCTTTCTGCGCGATCTCGACAACGAAGAGTGGGAGTGGACGTTTTCGATCGTAGAAGCGGCGAGGTACGTCAACTTCATTGAACGTGTATGCCTGCATACGCGAGGAGACCTTGGTGGCAATCCGTTTGTCTTGGCGCCGTGGCAGGTCTTCTTTGTCGGGCAGATCTTTGGCTGGGTGGCTAAGGACGACGACAAGAGGCGGCGATTCACTACCGCGCACCTATTCGTGGCCAGGAAGAATGGTAAATCACAGTTGGCTGCGGCCATTGCTCTAGCGATGGCCACTTTGGATGGTGATGGAGCCCCACAGCTGGTGACTGCAGCTACTAAGCGGGATCAGGCCAGGGAGGTGTTTGATGAGATTTGCAGGTGCGTAAAGAGCAGCGAACCCCTCAGCAAGCGCTTCAATGTGCAGCGCACTGAAATCAAGAGTCCAAGGTCTGGTGTCATCAAGCCTCTATCCAGTGACGCGAACACCCTTGACGGTCTCAATCTGAATCTCGCTGTGGTAGACGAATTTCACGCCATGAAGAACGCGGACCTGTACCGCGTATTGGCATCGTCCATGGGTTCACGCAAAAGCCCCTTGATGCTGGCTATCACGACAGCGGGCTTCGTCGCCGACGGGCCATGCGCCATGTTTGTCAGTGCGGGTAAGTCTGTGCTGGAGGGGCTGAAGGAGAACGACCGGCTGTTGATCCTGCCTTACGAGATCGATGAGGGTGAGGCCTGGGATGATGAGAGTGCCTGGATAAAGTCCAATCCAAACCTAGATGTATCGATCAGCCTGGAATACCTGCAAAACCAATGCAAAAACGCAAAGCTCTATGGGAGCCGTTCTATAACGGAGTTTATGGTAAAGCACTTGAATATTTTCGTCGGTTCCAGCGCCGTATGGATTCCCGACGACGATTGGATGTGCGAGGACAACTGCCGCGAGGCAGCAGCTACACACGTCATCGACGAGAAGACGAACAAACCCGTCGCCTATCTCGGTCTCGATTTGGCCGCAACTGATGACATGACCGCCCTGGCAGTATGCACGGGCAACGACGAATTGGGGTGGGGCTTTGAAATGCACTACTTCCTACCGGAGCGTGCGGTTGAGCGGAGGTTGGACCGGGATGAAAATACTATGTACGCACAGTTTCAGGAACTAGACTGTGTCCATCTTACGAAGGGCAACGTTACGGACTACAACGTTATACGTCGATTGATCAGTGGCCACTACGTGGCGGATGGCAAGGTGCAGTACGATGAGAACAACCTCATGGAAAAGTATCTGATCAAGGGTGTGGCCTACGACCGTTGGAACTCACTTAACCTAATCAGGGATCTTGAGGGTGATGGTGTGCCGTGCGACCCATTTGGCCAGGGTTTCAGTTCTATGAGCTTCCCAAGCAAGGAGTTCGAAAAGGCAGCGCTACAGGGCAAGCTATGCCATGGGGGTGACGAGGTACTTCGATGGATGATGGGCAACGTCAATTTGCGCATCGACCCCAGTGGCAACATCAAACCAGACAAGGCCAAGAGTGGGGACAAGATCGACGGGGTGGTAGCAGCAGTGATGGGCATCGGTGAGGCTCTGACCTTTACCGAGGATGACGACAGTTCATTTGAGTTCTTCATGGCTGTGGTTAACGGTAGCGTGTAACACCAGCCAGCTCACGGTGATGGCAATAATTTTGCACCAAATTGCACCGTATGTCAGAGAACCGGGGCGTCCCAAACATTTTCAAGAGAATCCTAGATAGCGTTCGCGAGAATCGGTACACCGCCGAGATGTCGCCATTGTCCTTTATGGGGCCGAACAGCTACTTGAAGAACACTCTTATTGGAGTTTCTAGTGGCGCCGAATCTCTACAGCTCAGCGCAGTGTATGCTTGTGTCAGCTTGATCAGTGACACCATTGCCATGATGGACGCCTCCGTGGTTCGGGTAGGCAACAATGGTACGCGCAAGGTCATGAAGAACAATCAGGTCCACAACCTGATTAGCCGTGAGCCCAACGAATTCATTGGCTCTTATGAGTTCTTCCAGCGTATGGTATCGGACGCACTCCTCTATGGATGCGGTCACGCCTACATCGATCGCAGCGGCACCAAGATCCAGATGTACCATATTCCGGCCAGCCGGATCAGCTACGTCACCGATCCATTGACTGGGGAGAAGTACTACAGCTACGATGGTGCCCCCAGCCGTATCCCACAGCGTGACATCCTCGAGGTGCAAGCCTTCCGTGGCCTGAACCCTACGCACGTCCAGATCCAGAACCTGAGCACGGCCAAGGCTGTCCAGGACTTCGGGTCTACCTTCTTTAAGAACGGCGGCATGCTCGGTGGCATCCTCAGCACCAAGGAACACATGTCCGCTGAACAGATGCGTCAAGCACAGTCTACGTGGGAACGTGAATACAGTGGCAGCCACAACGCACACAAGGTGGCTATCCTCGGGGGTGGGTTCCAGTATCAACCACTCAGTGTGCCATTGGAACAGTTGCAGTTCCTTGGCATGAAAAAGTACAGCACCGAGGAGATCGCACGTATCTACCAGGTACCTCCAGCCATGATCGGTATGGAGAGTAACACTGCATACAACAACTATGAGCAACAAATCTTACAATTTCATCAAGGATGCATCCTGCCCTGGGTGCGACGCATTGAGCTCGAGATTGAACGAAAGCTGCTGCGGGGAGATCGAAACCTGCACTGCCAGTTCGACGTCGACACCTTGCTCCGGGCCGATAGCGATTCCCGGGCCAGGTTCTATCATAGCATGCTGCAGGATGGCGTCATGTCAATCAACGAAGTGCGGTCAAAAGAAGGCCTTGGACCAGTTGATGGCGGAGATGAGCACCACATCCAAATAAATACGATCCCGCTCAATCGCATGAACGATTACGCGGATAGTATCACAAACTCAGAGGACAATGGCTGATAGCTACGGTGGTTACCCAGATACCGCGAAGGCTGCTGCGCGTAAGGCTTTGCGACACAAGGAAGAGAAAGGCAGCAAGTGCGGGACCGACGTTGGTTGGCAAAGAGCAAATCAGATCGCGTCCGGAGAAAAGTTGTCCCTGTCTACCATCAAACGTACCTTCTCTTTCCTCAGCAGGGCAGCGGAGTACAACCAAGGCAAGTTCTACGACGAGAACGACAAGGAGATCTGCGGTAGCGTCATGTACGCTGCATGGGGAGGAACATCTATGCGGAGCTGGTGTAGCGGTATCATCAACAAGGTAGAGGGCAGAAAGGAGGCCAGCGGTGAAGTCAAGAAGGGCTTGCAGAAGAAGGTGGACGACCACAACGAATCAGTAAGCACCAGCTACAAAAAAACGAATCTACGCACCCTGACATCAGTCTTTAACAGGGGTGTGGGCGCCTACAAGACTAACCCAGGTAGTGTACGGCCAAACGTCAAGTCACCTGAGCAATGGGCGTATGCTCGGGTAAACTCATTTCTGTACGCCCTGAAAAACGAAAAGTTCAGAAGTGGCAAGCACGATACGGATCTCTTTCCTAGTGGCCATCCATTGAGCTCAAAATAAAGGTAATGGCAAATAACGTAGAGAAGCGATTCTTGCAGCAGGTCTTGGAGGTCCGCGCCGACGACGGTAAGCCCACTGTCGTGGAGGGCTATGCCGCTGTCTTCGACGATGAAACTATTATCGGCGGGTCATTTGCCGAACGCATCGATCGCTCAGCATTCGACAATGCGGACATGAAAAACACTGTCGCATTGTTCAATCATGACATCAATCAACCCCTGGCCCGCGTTGGCCACGGTCTGGAGTTGGAAGTAGATGAGCGTGGTCTCAAGTACAAGTTCGAACTGGGCAACCAGTCCTATGCTAAAGATCTGGCGGAGAACATCCGCATGGGTAACGTCAGCACAAGCAGCTTTGGCTTCACGGTCAAGGATGACGAATGGGAGATGCGCGACGGCATGAACCTCCGCACGATCAAGGAGGTGGGCTTGTTGTTCGACGTCAGCCCGACGACACAGGGAGCGTACCCCACCACCGAGGTAGGCATGCGCAGCATGGAGCTCGCCCTTGCAAACGACGAAGTCCTTGAAATCGAAGAGGACGAGGTTCGCGAAGAGCAGGTCGACATTGAAGACGCGATCGAAGAGATCGTAGAGGAGCAGGCCGAAGAGGTCGTAGTCGACGAGGTTGAGGAGGAGGATTGTGGCTGTGGCAAGAAGAAAAGCATTGAAGCTGTACCACGCAGCGAAGAAGTAACGCTCGAAACGGCGGACGCCCCCGTCGCCGAAGAGAGTGATGAAATTATTGAACGGGGCGCAGAATCTGAAATCTCTATGGATAATCAAGAGAAAAACGCACCAGCAGTGGTGCAAGGGTTGGGCGACAACGTCCCCAACGTCCGCGCTCGTTTTGATTTGGGCAAGGCTATCCGTGAAGCGGCTAACGGAAACCTCACTGGACTCGAAGCCGAAGTTAACCAAGAAGCTATCAATGAATTCCGCATGAGCGGTGTCAGCGTGGCCAACGGAATCAGCATCCCCTCGATGTTCCTCCGTGCCGACGCAGTGCCTATGGGTACCGAGACTGTTGCCAACGTCTCTGCTGCTGTCGCTGAAGGCATCCAAACTGACGTGGCTGGCCCTATCGCCAACTACCGTCCTGTGACCTTCGCTGACAAGATGGGCGTCCGCCGCTTGACGGGTCTCACTGGCGATGTGTCTATTCCTGTGCAGAGCACTAACGTGACTACCTCACAGACGACGAATGAAGCCGATCCCGTGGATTCCACGAATGTTAGCATGACGTCAGTGAGCTTGTCACCTGAGCGCCTCTCTGCTCACACGAAGGTGACTCAGCAGTTGCTGGCTCAAAACAGCTTCGACATGCAGTCTTTCCTCGCTGCCGACATCCGTCGCGGCTTGGAGTTGCAGTACAACACTCAGCTCAAGAACGTGATCGAAGGCATCACTGAGATTGACGCTACTGACGAGGACGTCGCGGATATTCCTTACCTCCTGGAGGAAGCCTTGCGTGACGCCGGTGTCGACTACGAAGGATCTTACTTCCTCATGGAAGCTGGTGCTTTCCGTCAGTTGCGCCGCGCCACTTTGGATCAAGGCTCCGGCTTGTTCGCTGCACCTGATCGCAACAACGTGATCGGTTACCCCGCTTTGGTTAGCTCTTTGTTCGCGGATGATAACGTGTACATGGTGCAGCCCACTGACCTCGTGGTCGCTGAGTGGGGCGGAATCAACATCCTCGTTGATCCTTACACTGAGGCACACAAGGACGTCGTCCGCATCGTGGCCAACATGTACACGAGCTGTGCCATCACGCGCGCTGCTGGTGTCAAGGGTTACACGAACTTGGGCGCTTAATCGTAAGAATACTTGATTGAAATCGGGGGCCGGGAATCGGCCTGGCCCCCCTTTTTTCATATAGCATGAAGGTTACCATCACACGTCAAAGCTCTATTGCAAGCACGCAGCTCTTCAGTGAAACGGAAAGCACTGCGCTCGCTTTGCTGCGCAATCACGTGCGCGCCATTGACGACAGTGAGGATGACCTCTTGAAGATTTATCTGGACGCGGCCCTCGACTACATGCAGACGCTGACTGACCGACTCTTGGGAGTCCATGACGTCACGGTCTACATCAACAAGGAGGAAAGCAAGCGTCCAGTGTCGGTACCGGGCATCCAGGATGTCACGAGTGTCGGCAACCTCCACTACTTCAGCAAAGACTCTGACGAGGAGGTGCCATGGCAAACTATCTACAAAGTCATTGGCGAGGCCGAAGACGCCGAAGGTGAGGCACCATTTGGTATTACCTATCTTACATCGCAAGTCTACGAGGCGGGTGATGACGGCACATTCGAGGTCACATTTAGCAACAGTGTAACACTTCCCGAGGGCGCTTTGGCTGTGACCTTTGGGACTGAGAAGCTGAGCACCACGGGTGCTTATGTGTACAGCGATCCAGCTGGAACAACAGTGACTCAGAACGGCACCGCTGCCTACCCTAACGCTTACGACTTTGGCGTTGGATACTACAGGATCAAGGCTACCACTGTTTACACCAATGGCGACACGAAGGTGGCGTACAAGTACTTCACGGTTAGCAATGGCAAGGACTTTGACAACCGTATCATCACGGACCGCTACCCAATCTACATTGATGTCAGCAATGGATTGGCTCTCATTGAGGACCCTAGCGACTACGATGAAGACTTCTGGATGCTAGAGCTTACAGCGGGTACGGCGCTGGGTTCTCTTCCGAAACAATACAAGCAAGCAGCGCTGTTGCTGGTGGGCCACTACTACAACATGCGTGAAGCCGAAAACGTCGGCGGCATCAGTTCAGAACTCAAGGAGGGCGTACAGCGCCTCATGGCAAGCGCAAGACAGTACTGATGAAGGCAGGCGAGCTATCGGAAAAGATTGACATCTACCGCGTGAGCAGGTCTATCAACGCGTTCGGTGACATCGTGGAGACCTTCACCCTGTGGAAGGAGGGTGTCCGCTGCAAGATTTTACACCTTGGAACACCATCTGCTGGTGCTTCCGAGTTTAGTGACGACGATCAGGAGGTGGGTGAAATGAAGGCGGAGTTCAAGTGTCGCTGGATCAGCGGTATCCGCTTTGATGACGAGATCGAATGGAACGGTGGTAGGTTCAATATCTACTCCGTCCTACCGATCGGTCGGCGTGAAGGCGTTCGCCTCCGTGGTCGCCGTCGTGACAACACTGATGATTCAAATCCAGCGACATAATGCCTAGGGCGGGATCATATAGGGCCAATGTGTACACCAGGGGATTCAAGCGTAGCGACCCGCTACCTCGGATGCTCAGGCGCTTCGGCTCCCTACAGGCCCGTGAGAAGGAGCTATACAGGGCGATGGCTAGGGCTGCACACGGCATGCGTGATGCCATGGCTGCT